CATTTGCCTACTTCTTTTTGTGCTGCTGTATGTGCAGCTTTAAATGTTTTACCTTCACGCATAAGCTTCTTCATCATGTCCATGTGTTTCTTGGAATGATGCTTTGAATGTTTGTTGAGAGTAACTATTTGTTTAGGTGTTAGCTTTGCCATTACGCAACTCTTAATGATTTTCTTGTGTAGCCACTAGCAACTCTTTTCTTACCACCAACAGCCACTTGTCCTTTACAAACTTTAACAGCATAAGCATTAGCGTAAGCAGAAGGATAGACCTTGAACTTACGCTTTGCTGCTGCTTTTCCTCTAGCACATAACTTAGCCATTAGCCGAATACGTTAGAACCCATTAAACGTGCTTTTACATTTTCTGTATAAGATACGTCTTTCTCCCAACGAGGGTCAGACATAGCAGCTACCACCTCTGCTGTTGACCTGTAAGGTGTAGGTCCACTAGCAGCAGGTCTTCCAGAATAAAGACTTGGTTCAACTCCCATAGCGTTTTGGTATCTTGTATATAATCCTTGTACCATCATACCTAGTTGTGGTCCAGACATTGTGTTTGTTGCTTCATTGAAAGCTTCTATCTCTGGTTTAGATAAATTTTCTAAAGCCCAACTAACCATCTTGCCATAGGCTTCATCTCCACCTATAGAATCTCTGATACCTTTTACTTCTTCCTGTGCTAGTTCTTCAACTGCACCTTCTTCACCTTCAACAAATCCTCTGTCAACTGCTACTCCTTTAAGATAAGAGTCAACAGCATTAGCAGATAAACCTGCATCTAATAAAGATTGATACATTTCTTCTGGTATCTCTCCTTCATTCTTATCAAACTCAGCAGCTATTTTATATGGATCAATACTATTCTCTTTAAATAGCTCTCCTAAAATTTCTCCGTAGTTTTCATTTACAGAGTTATAATCTACAGTTCCATCTTCTTGATAGTATTCTTCATATCCTTCTGGTACTCCTGTAGTTTCTTCTGTTGATTCAGATACTTGATCTTCTTCTGTAACAGAACCAAGCTTACCCTCTAGTTCTTTGTAGCTATTAGCCATATCTTGAACAGTTTTAAACTTACCTGCGATAAGGCCATTTTCATCTCTTAGGCTTTCAATATCTTGTTCAGAAAATGCTGGTGTTTCAGATACTTGTACTTGTGATGAAGTCATAGTGGTTTTCTTTTAACTATAGTGAATTGTACTTCCATGTCTAGTAGTGACATCACCTGACTTCTCAGGTACAGGGTTTTCTTCGTACTCACCTACACGACTAACGACTGCTTTTTCAGCATCATCTTTTTTTCTAGACTTCTTGGTTGGCATCAGGGGTTCCTCCTTGTTGTTGTAGTTGTTGTGTTTTTGCATCAGCTAAACCAGCATCAGCATTTGCTTTAGGGTCAAGTAGTTTAGAACCTAAAGCAGCAGGTCCAAGACTTTGAATAAGCTGTTGCTGTGCAGCAGCCTGTTGTTCTGCTTGGATCTCTTCTTGTGTTTTTACTAGGTTAGCAGTATCTATACCGATACTGGTAGCAAGACGTTTGACCGCTTCATCTACATTAACGTACTGTCTCATTACATCTGGTCCTAAAGCTTGAGCTACAGTTGTTATAAATTCAATAAGTTTGTTTCTATCATTACCTCTACCAAGACCTTGTAAGCCTGTAACTATTTTTGGTTTTACTAGTTCTTCTGGCAACTTAGGAACTTTCCCTTGTCTTACTAACAGGTGCATACGTCTTCTGAGATATGGTAATTGAAACTCTTGAGTCAAGATACTATAAATACCACCAAGACTATTCTCTAGTTCTTGTGCCATAAGATTTATCTCTGCTGCTGTAACTCTTTCTGCTTCACGTTGAACTGATCTTGCCATCAAGAAAGCAAACTCAAGTCTCTGTTCTATACGTTGTATAGCACTGAAGGCAACGCTAAAATCCCCTGCTTTACCTACCTGCATTACAGAAATATCTGCTGCACTACCTTCTCGAATTGCACCATTAGGTGCTTTAGCTAGGGTTGCTGCCCTTGTAATACCATTAGGGTTTACCAAGAATAGTGTCTTGGCACTAGCAGCAGCACCCTCTATGATTGCTTGCATCAAAGACTCAAGGCTAATCAAGTCACCACGATACTCTTCAACATATCCTCTACCATAATCTTCTCCATCTACACGAATAAATCTAAGGGGTATAAAAGGAGTCACATCTACTCTTGATAGATGTATATATATCCAAGTCACCCTTCATCATGTCTGCGTCATAGTTCTCCTTCTGCTTAATCTGTTCTAAGAACTCAAGGGGTAAAGCTTGTGGGTGTACAGTTTCTTTGATTAGTATTTCAAGTACATTACCAACCTCATCACGCTTACAGACAAACTTAGATAGTGGATATACCTTGAGACCTTTATCTGTTAGATATAACAAGACATTACCTGATACTACAAGATGTTTGAGTGCTTCAAACATAGCAACTCTATCGTTAGATATTTCTATCTGATTCATTAAAGCATTTTCTATTGTGCGTAACCCTTTATCTATCTCACTTTGTAGTGCTTCTTGTCCTTGCTTTTTTATTTCAAGGTCGTCTATTTCTAATTTAAAAAATGCTGTGCTTGGTGGCAGCAAAGTCATCAACAGTTTGTTTGATAAGCTGTTAACACCACGACTACCTGTAGCTTGAAAAGGTGTTTTGATCTTAGCTCTCGTACCTGATGTCTGTTCTGGTATAAGACTAGGTATCGTTAACTTAGAAGATTCTTTTGCTTCTCTATCATAGACAGACCTACTACTAACAAGTGCTTCATATCTACCTGCTGCGGTTGTTCCTTGTGTGGAGTATTCCATTTTATGAGTAGTTTAAATTACCAGCGTTAGCACTATTAGAAAGCAGAGGTATCTGTAAAGATTTTGTACCAAATCTTTTTCTACCTATAACAGGTGTCATTCTATCTCTTCTTCTTCTGGTTGGAAGAGATTTTCTTTTATTACCAACAACTACCTTTGTAGCAGTTTGTTCTATCGCAGAATCAACTGGCTCTTGTTCTGGTAATGGTGGGGGTTTGGGTCTTCCAAAACACATAACTATTTACCTCCTACTTTATTTGAAAAAGATCTTTTAGGTTTTGATCTAAGTGTACTACGATACTTGTTTCGTGACATACTTGTAAGCTTTCCATCAACTCTTCTTATAACTCTTTTATTACCTCTTCTAAGTTTTTCTTCAACTGTTGCAAGGTTTGGATCTACAAAAGTACCTTCTTCTTTCTGTCTCTTTATCTTCAAAGTCTCTGTTGCTTTAGCTGTATCTTTAGGGTCATCAACTCCTGTCTGTTTACCAGTTACAGTTACAGGTCTATTTTGAAATTCACGTTTAGGTGCAGACATTGTACCTCCACCACCACCAAAACACATAGCTAGTTCTCCAATACTCTGTTAGTTAGCATAGTTTCTTTTTGTCTTAGTTGCTGTTCGATAAGGTAATCAACGACAGACCTTTGCCCTGCACGATACCACACTTCTCGATCTGGTAACGATAGGTCAGGACATCTGTTAGGAAATACAGCATCTAAAGCTTGTATAAGTTCGTCAGTAATTACTGGTAAAGACACAAAAATTAAAGAGCTATCTCTATATTATATGTTAATGTGTAGATAACAAGGGAGTGGTTATCCTTGTTGCAACGCTAAGAAAACCTCAAGGGTGTGGTTCCTCTTGGGGTTTTCTTTATGGGTTCCAAAGTTTTACTTCACCTGTATTGTAATCATAATCTCCTTCTCGCAATATCCTTGTGAGTCTTGCGTTCAAGATAGCATCAGCAATCGTGTAACCTTTCTTAGTATATGTCTCCTGTACTTTAGACCATAGTGCTTCTTTGGTATCAGGTGTATTAGCTAAAGTTTTTGAAGCAGTAACCATACCCATACCTTTAATACCTAGTATTCCATCACCAGCATCACCAGCTAACGACATCTCAAACCAATGCCTATCTGCTTTCTTGTTTGTGATATGTTCTATCGAATCATCAGCTATAAGTTTGCAGGGTAGTGTTCTCATATCTTTATCAACTGAAACTATTATCGG